CAAGGCGCAGGCAGTGCTCTTCCCATAGTAACCGCCATAGACATCCCTGCTAGATAGCCTGCCCTGCACATGATGCAGCACCTGCTGATCACCCAGATAAATCGCGGCATGGGTCGGCACTGGTGAAACCAAATTCATCAACAGCGCATCACCACGTCGCAACTCCTCAACTGGAATCTTGTAAAACCCCTCCTTCTGGAAGTTCTCTAGATACAGATTTTCACCGTGATCCCACCACTGGTCTCGACGGTCATAATCACGCAGCTCAATGCCGTACTCCCTTGCGTACCAGTCACGGACAAGGGTGTAGCAGTCCACAACGCCGTGGACAAACTCACGCCCCACATACGGCAACACGAAGCCAGCAGGCTCGCAATAACCCCATGCTTCAGTGCTTGGATTAATAATGAACCACGGCAACTCTGACTTTTCGCACGCAACACGGTCAGCTGCTGATGGCTCAGGATTAGTCGTCGGGTGACTATGGACGATGCCTACGATTTCGCCCTTGTCTTCGACTTCGTTCCACCCGTCCAGCACAAAGTGCTCGTCTGGCGTTTCAGCGATGTTCTGGCACGGAAAGTACCGCTGACGCCCTTTGACAACAGCCAGCAAACCACAGCACTCACGCGGAGCTTCTGCCTTTGCGTGTTCCAAAATTTCAGCCCGCAACTCGTCTGAAAGCTGCATCACTGAGTCAAACCAGCACCAGGAAACGATCCAAACGGCAGCTCTGCTGTATCGCCAAAACGCAGCTTGCAGCTAGACACTCGCTTGCCGCAAACATCAGCAGCCAATGTGCCAACAGGGTTGCCGTTCACGTCAAAGTAGTTGCTGCCGGTATAGCTGCACTCGCTGCTCCGATACTTCCACTGGCACACGTTGGCAATCACCTGACGCTTCGGGATAAATTGACCCGCTAAATCAAACTTGCTGGCCAGCTCAAACGTCACGCTGTCCCGTGACTCACTAGCCTTCCGATCCACAAACCATCGTTCTTGCGGGAACTGCGCGTTTGGATCTGCTGCGCTTTCGCCGTCAAGATACTTTTTCAACGTCCTGATTCGGCGCACTTCCGCTCCACCAAGGTCATTGCCTGCAGTCGTTGAATTGACCAGCAACAGCAGGGTGGTCATCGTGCTGTCAAGGTTACTGATCGCCAAAGTTGGACGCGGCAACGTACCAGTGCTGCTGTACTCAAACCCGTCAGCCTTGATTGGAATCCGCGTATAGCTTTGACCGTTGAAAACGATGTTGCCATCAACATCAGCATTAGCGCCTGCATGAAAGCGATAAACGTCACTGCTGCCATGCAGCGTTGAATCAAGCCTCAGCTCAAACAGCTCAATAATTGCGCTGGGGTTGATCTTTGCCAGCTCCTCGTAAGCCGACGCAATCGCAGTCCATACACATGTTCCATCAGTAACCGTATCGCCAACCATATTCGGCCAGCTGGGTTCTGAACTGCCAGATGTTCCAGCAGTTGAACACCGAAAAAACAAGCCAGACGACTGCTCAATACTGGGGCGTCGGATGTCACCAACAGAAAATGCGGTGCTAGGAAACCAAGCTGCTACTGCCATTACGGTTCAAAGACTTGGCGAAACGTTGCTTGAATTGTGGCGCGGTTCAAATATGGAATCGACTTACTCCATGTCTCGCACACGAACTTAGAACTGCTGGATTCACCAGGCGGCGTGAAGTCAAAGCTGGCATAGTCTGCAGCTCGTGCATCCAGAAACGTTTCGATCGTGTCGGAGTCAGTCTCGGATACCTCAAACGTCAGGTTGTAAACCTTGGGGTTTTGGTTCAGGCCAAATTTCAACCTGGCCTCGTAGCCATCCGCGAACTGAACTTTTCGCACCACAGGGGCGCTGCTTTTTTGGATGCCGTAGGTCGGCGTGATTGAAGGGAAAGTAGCCATCAGCTTGCAAGGAGACCGCCAGGACGTTTCTGCTTCACCAGTTCTTGCTGGACTGCAATGCCGATTGCCTTGCCAAGTTGCGAAGCCTGATCAGCGTTGCCTTCAACAGACGAACCAGAAGCATCCACGTTTACCGTCACGTTAGCTCCGCCCATTGCGTTGTTTGGAACGATATTGCCCTGCGCTCCAGGGACGAACAACTCAGGGCCACGCTCGCCAACCATGTAGGGGCGTCCTGCTCCAACCGCTCCACCGAGTGCTTTTCCGGGAAGAGGTGGCGGTGGCGTTAGCTCAGGAAACTGAGGGGCACCTTCATACCGGCCACCTGGTTCCATCAATGGGCCAAACGGATTAAAAATTGAACCCACCAACTGGCTAATACCCATTCGCAACAACTGATTAGCAATGTTTCGGAGGACATTGGTGGCAACTTCACCCAGTGTCTTGGTCTTGTCCACTGCAGCAGAAATTGCTTCGACGACGCCCGTTTCGATGGTTTGACCAATCTGCTTGTAAACGCTTTGAAGTTCTGCTGTTTTTGCTTTTTGAATCCTTAGGTTTTCGTTTAAAGCCTCTTCTAACGTTTTTCTGTCTTTAATTTGTTTGAGAAAATCTTCGTAAACCGCAATTTCATCAAGCCCGGCTTCGCCCATGGCCGCTTCCAACGCAGCTAGCTTTTCTTTAAGCAAAAACTCTTCTTCTGTGCCCTTCAGCCTTGCTCCAAGCAAAGCAATTTCACGATTCAGGTCGTCGCGGGCAATCTCTCCTTCCGTTCGCGTTGTTGCAAACGTTGCCATCCGTTCCCTAATTTGAAGCTGGTTTAGCAGCTCTGCACTTTTAAGCTGCTCCGTTTTCAACGACTGATTTTCTAGTTCATTTATCTTTCTCACTCGGTCTTCGTGCTCAAATTGTATTTGCAGCAGATCTCTTGCTACATCACTGCCAGCCTGACGCAGCTCAACCTCGCGAGAGAACTCTCTAGCTAGATCTTGCGCCTGCTTAAGCTCGTTAGCTTTCTGCTCTGCAGTTTTTTGCCCATTTTTTACGCCTCGGCCAAGAGCTTTGTTAATACGTTCTTGAAGTGTTGCAAGGTCTCTGGTTCTATCGTTTTCTAGTCCTTTCAGGGCCAGAACAACAGCTCGGGCGTCAATTTCTCCTTCATTAAGACGCTTAATTATGGCTGCTTTTTCAATCTTAAAGTCAAGCTCGATTTGCTCCTTTTGCAGCTCTTGAACTCTTTCGTTGGTAAGGTCATTGCCAGCAGCAATTATTTTTTCTTCTAGCTTATACTGCTCAAGCGTTTCAAGATTCATCGCTTTTACATTTTCTCGAACCCGAAGATTTTGAGCCTCAATAATAATTGCAGCCTGCTGTTCTTTTCTAATTTGCTCTACAAGCTCTAGCTCTTGCTTACGAAGATCTCTGATTGCTTGTCGGTTTTGCAAGTCATTCACTCCTCCAAACTGATTGTCATACGTTCGCATACGCTCTGTTATTTCACCGCGAACCGCCTTAAGCCTTGGGTCTTCAGACACCTGAGCTTGACCTACAGCAGACGTTGCTCTCATGAACTCTGCAGCAGCCCTAGTCAATGGCTCCAACGCTGCTGCAATAGTGACAAATGCTTGAGAGGCAACTTCAGCGGTTGCGTTTCCAAGATCCTTGCTTGCTGCTCCAAAACGTTCTAATGCGGCAACGCCATCCGCTCCAACAACGCGGGTCAGCTCAGCAGTCGCGACCTCAAGCGCCCTGTTTTTTTCTCCCAGTTCTTCAATGGTTTGAATGTGCTCAAGCGTTGCAGTGTTAGCAAGGCCAGCAGCTTCAACAACAGCCTCAAAATCTCCAGAAATAGGGTCAAGTGCTTTTCCTAAATCTGCAGACGAAATAATCATCTGGTCGATTGCAGAACCAAGCACCTGCAAACCAACCGTCAAACCGGAGAACATTTCTCCGCTCAAACCGCCACCGATCAAGCCGCCCAGCGCTTGACCCGCTCCACCGCCGAACAGCAGCGGAAACGCACCGCCAGTAACAGCAGCGCTTATACGTTTTTGACCAAGCTTGCTTTCTCTTGCCCTATTGCGATTTCTTGTAGCAAGCTCTCTTTCTGCTTGATCAACCGCTCGTTGACGCGCCTTATTGGAACGCTGATCAGCAGCAACTCCATCACGCTTTGCCTTGTTCAGGCGCTCTTGAAGATCGATTTCAAGCTTGACATCTGCAGCTCGTGCATCTGCAAAGCCCTCTCTAATGTCCTCTGCTTGCCTAAACAACCTAATTATTTTTGTTTGATCGTTAAGACGCTGAACGTTTGAAGCTTTTGCCGCTATTGCAGCCTGCTTTTCATCTGCAATTTTCTGCGCTACAGCTTTTTGTTCAGCCTCAGCTTGTTTTTGTTGCTCAAGTTTTCTGTCTTTGGCATAACTTGCTCTGATCTCAGCTCCCTGCTTCAGCATGGAGTCGAGCTTCATCTGATCGCCAGCAAGCTTCAACAGCTGCTCACGACCGCCTTCATAAAACTTTTTTAGACCGCCCTGCTTTTCAAGCCTTTTCGTTAGAGAAATAATGTTCAAATACGCTGTATCTACACCTTCCAGCTCTCTCTTGAACTGCTGAAGCCTATTAAGACCCTTTAGGCCAACCTCAATATCTACGTTGTAATTAGCCACAGGGCGAAACGCAGGAAGTCTCGCCTCAGTCTATCGCGATGCCATTGTTCGCGCCCCTCTGCCTGTCTTGGCTCGATCCATCACCCTTTCCTCTTCTTCTGACTTCAGCTCATAAAAAGCTGCCCAGCCGATCAGCTCCTCCCTGGTCAAATGAACCGTCAGCTGGGCCACCGTCATGCCCAGCTCCTTGGCTAGGAAAAATATAAACAGCCAATCGTTCCTAGCTTTTTAGGTCTGCCTTCGCTTCCTCCACCTTGTTTTCCGCGCCAGAAGAAAGCATTGCGAGCTGGATGTCCTGCAGGACAGACGCTTCAACTGCGTTCTTCAACACAGCCTTTTCACCGTCTTGAAAGAGACGCTTGCCATCAGCGTCGAGAGCTTTCTGCATCATCATGTTGAGCGCAAAGTCCCCGGCATCATCAGAGTCGGTTTTCTTTTGAATCGACTCACGCTCGCTAATCGTCAACGGGTGCCAGTAGACCTCAAGCACAACCTCACCGTCAACCTCTACAGCGTGCTTATAAAGCTGGCTAACGCCAAACTTGTTGCGAAGAAGCTCTGACGCCCGCATACAAAAGAGTTATTTGATCTAACTATACTACGCTACAGCAGTAAATTGACAAGAAATAATGCCCAAATAGTGTGGACGATCCTCAAGATTCAAGACATTTGGGCCACTGATGTCTGTCACGCGAGGAACAGTGCTGAACGTATCAACGTACCCAGGAGCATTTACCGAGGTCAGCCCGTCAATCACTGCCTCGCTCAAACTAGACAGCACCGACGTTCCAGCGCTGCGTGGTACGTAAACATTGCACTGGACGACACCGCTGTAATAATCCGACGCCGCACCTTGGTTCTGCAGCGTTGACTGCGTAAAGCTAATCGTCATAGTGATGTATTTCTTGGTCTTACCCGGAGTCGTGTAGGCAACGTTGTCGTAGACCATCAACACCGTGTTATCGACCGCAGCAACAGCGTCGGTTACAGCTTTTTCAAAAGCAGCACGGGCGTTTACCAGCGTCATGACTTCCTACCTCGCATAACTGGAGTGTACTTAACAGAACGGCGAGTCTTGCTGGGACGATCACTGATACGAACATCGCCCATATCGCGAACGTCACCAAATCCTTTGTACTCCTGAAACGCTTCGTTCACCCTTTTGCCAATCTCACCCTGCACATACCGCTGAACGGAACCGCCTTCCAAAGCGTATGCCCTGTAGTAAGTGGTGTTGCCGATATACACCGTTCTACGGAAATCAAACTCTCGATTGATAACGCCTTTTGTGTACCTTCGTGCAATCGCCCCCCGCTCAAACGGAGGGCAGGATGAATCCGCTTTTGGTACTCCAGCTTTGGAACGGGCCTTGTTTTTTTCTCTCAAGTTGTCCCAGTAAGCTTTCCCCCAATCCTCACTCCCATCAATACCACCCTTGCCTTTGCGGTTCTTGTCACTAACCTCTTTCGGCTCTCGCTCAGGACGTGTATATCCGGCTGTCCAGCTGGACGCAAAATAACCCGTATGCACAGGGCTTGCGCCGCCTTCTGCTGCATCCGTGCCAAGCTCGACAACAGTGTTTTTAACAAATCGATTAAACGAGTCGAAAAAGAAATTTTCTACTTCGTTGAAAACGATGTCACTGTTGAAATTTTTTCCTTTGGCCATCAGAACCTCACCAGCAGGATGTAAAGGTATTCTTGGCCGCCGCGATACGTTTGAATGTCAACGATTTGACTCGCACGATCCGCGCCGGAATACTTCAAAACCAGCTCGTCTTGCAACGTGGGCTGATTGCCACCAATTTGATCAGGAGAAATGTAAACACGAGCCTGTCGCGACTCTCGACCCTCTTGCTCCTCTGCACGAATAAACTCAATCGGGCACTTTAGGTTGGAATACGGACGGTCAAACGTCGTGAACGTACCCGTAGCAGTGTTGTACTCTCCATCAAACTTGCGGGTGTAGTCGATCTTGGTGTCTAGACCGTCGCCAAGGTCGGCAACGATTGCCTTGGCTGCTTCCTTGAAAACCTTGTCGAGTGCTCCAGCCATATCAACCTCTCACAACGCGGACAGAATACGAGCCACTGCCGCCCAGACAATAAGCGCCGAGATAAGACTGAAGCCAAGGATAAACGTCGAATACGTTGTTAACAGTTCCAGTAGCCTGACTAGAAGTGTTGTACTTGACTTCCAGCTCTCCGAGTTTGACGGATTCGTACAATCCCGTATCGCCGGTAGTCCCTGTAATCGAACTCGTGTCATTGGCCAACGCCCTCGCTAGCTCGTACGTTGCATACTTAATATCAGTCGGAATCAACGTACAAACAAGCTCTACACGATCAACGTGATAATCGTTGCGAGGCCAGCTCAATGCTTGGCCGTTATCGCAACGCTCACCGTAAAAATTCAACGTATCGATCCAGCGCGTTGCAGAGATCAGCGCTCGGTTCTTTTGATCGTCAGTCTTGTCGTCCCAGGTCGTACTGTCTGGAACGGTTTCAAAATACGTGTTGGCTTCTGCCAGCGTCACATAGCTGTTGGCCGTCTCACTCTTCAGTGTGGCGTTGATCGTGGCAGCCATAGCAAGAAAAAGAAGAGGCCCCACCTAATGGTAGGGCCATGAACCGTTATCAGGAAGGGATAGCGGTGGTGTCGAGCGGCGTGTTCACGATCAGTTCGACCATAGGAATCAGGTCGATGTCGTAGGTAGCCGTCCAGTTGCCAGCTGTTGCAAGCTGAGCGTTGGTCGGGTTATCAGCGGCGTTACCCCACTTGGTGCCCATCACGTGATAAGCAGTGTGATAATCCACTGAGATCACATCCTGCTTGGAGAGGATGTTGCGGTCAGCTTCAACGCGGAGATCCTGCTGCACACCCTCAAGGATGGTGCCGGACTTCAGCATGTAGCAGCGGAACTCGCTGATGTGGGTGGCAGTACCAGGACGCACGGTGTTGACCTGTGAGTCAACAATGACGCGCATACCAGCGAACTCACCAACCTCGCGAGCGCCGATGCCAACGCCACCACCACCCCAGGTCACTGCGCCAGAAGCAGACAGTGCAGAAGTGGAGAAGGTCAGCATTCCCACCTGATACAGGTAGTAAGCGACGGAGGGGTGAACAACCAGGATGTCCAGTTCATCACCACGCTCACCCAGAACAGAGCGAGCTTCAGCAACGTTGGCAGCAGTCAGATAGTTGGCTTCTGCCTGACCAGAGGTTGCAGCAACAGCTTTGTCCAAAGAGTGATCAGACAGAGCAGTGCCGAACAGACCAGCAAGCTGGTTATACAGACGTGCGCTGTTCAGCTTGTTGATGGCATCAGCCAGCTGGTTGCGGATGTGAAGCATCGGATCTTCACCAGCAGCCAGAACTGCAACGTCATCCACGGCATACGCGAAACCGCGATGGCAGATGGTTGCAATCTGAGTGGCAGTGCCGACTTTCTGAGGAACCAGATAGCCGTTGGTGTTCCAAGTTGCCGTACCGTCCATGATGGTTTCGGTAGGTGCAACCGGGTTGAACTCGGGCACTTG